TCACAGTTCGGCGGTAGCGATCAGCCCATGCGCCCGCAGCGCATCAAGGATCGCCGCGATTGCATCGCGCGCCTGCTCATCGACGATAGCACCACCAGCGGGCGTGGCAACCGCCTCCCCCCGCGCGCCGATCACCTGCACTCCGCCGATCTCGATCCGGCCGGCGGAAATCACGCCGACCTGCCAGCCCTCCCCCGCACGGTAACGCACGGGTTGGGCAAGGGATTCGGCCCAGACCTCCATGCCCGCGTGCGGTATCGCAAATCGCCATCCACCTTCGGCCCAGCAGGCAATCTCGCTTTCATGCCCCGCCCAGTCGCCGGTTGGCGCATCGCCCACGATCCACGCCGCACCCGGTTCGGGCGTGGCGGGCGGCGTATCGACGCCGACCCCCAGCACATCGCGGTGCAGCAGCGCATCGATCCCGACGACTGCCTCATTGTGAAACATTTCCTTCTGCGCCTGCCCGGCGTGCAGCAGGGGCAGGGCGAATCGGGTCGTCGCAGTCATATCGGTCACTCCATCGCGTCGAGAATCAGCGTGGCAGGCGGCGACAATCCATGATCGCCGGCCTGCCGCACCTCCACGGTTGCGGCATCGCCGCCGTCCAACCGCCATTCGGGCACGTCGCTCATCGCGATCACCTCGGGCTGCCCCGGAACCATGATGCGCAACTGATAGCGCTCGACGCTCTCGCCCAGCGGCGCGTCGGTGCCGTCGCTCCAGCGCCATCCGGCCCGGCTGCGGCGCGTCCAGCGCAGCATCCTTCCCCCCGCATCCGGCACCGCATGCAGCGCAACCGGCGCAGGCGGAGTCGCCGAGCGGCCGGTGACAGTGACGCCAACCTCGACCGGCTCGGCATCGCCCACCCCCGTCGCCATCACCCTAAGCCGCGCGCCGACAGCGCCCCGGCCGTCCTGCACCGCGAGCGTGTCGCGCTCGATCAGGACGAACCGGTCGCCCGTGGCCATCGCGCCGATTGCATCCTCGGTCCCGCGCCGCCCGCGCCACAAACCGCTCAGCCGCCAGCGCCCCGCACCCAGCGGCTCCGCGTGCGCAAACTGCACAAGCTCCTCCCCGACGAGCGCCAGATTCGCCCCGGCATCCAGCGCCTCGGGCGACGCATCGGCCAGGTCCATCTCCGAATGGATCAGTTCGATCACCAGCTGCGACACGCGATCCTCGATCAGCGCGCTCGAGTCCCCAGCAGGCGCAACTACGGCCCCGATCACCGCCGGCGCGGCAGTCGCCCCGATCGCCTCCCATCGCACGCCATCGTCGCCGCTCAACGCCAGCGCCGCCTTGCGCCAGCCGGGCGAAGTCCCGCACGCCGCGATCATCAGGCGCGGCCCGCTCAACAGCCCGTCGCCCAGATGCGGAACCTCGAATCCATGCAGCAAGGTGGCACCCTGCACCCGATCCGGTGCCGGACTCACCCGCCCCGGACTTGCCGTCGCCGCAACCGCTGCCGGCACGACCGGGGTAAGAGCCAGCGCGACCTCGCCCGCCTCGATCCGCGACTCGATGACCCGCCATTGCCCCGCCTCACCCGCAACCGTCACCCGCGCGCCCGGCGCAATCCCCATCGCCGACCAGCCCGGCCGCACCACCCGCCGCGTCCGCGCCAGATCCGCCCGGATCAACTCCGCCGCCGCAATACCCTTGGCCGCACCGGCAGAGAGCGCTGCGGGCAGCTCGATCCGCCGTTCGCGATCCTGCCCCTGCGGGTCCGACGCGCTCTGCACGCCGGCCTGATAGTCGCGCGCAGGATCATAATGGCTGAGCACAATTCGCCGTGGCACCCGGTCGGGCGATTCGATCGACCGTTCGATCCCACGCCCCGCCGCGCCCGGATCGGCAATCGTCGCCGCCCCGCCCGCACCGCATGCCAGCACAAACCCGTCACCGGCGGAAACCGGCCACGCCCCGCTCGCGTCAATCAGCGGCGCAATCGCCCCGCGCACGCTCTCGCCATAGCCCGAATAGCCCGCGATCGGCAGCACCGCCTCGCCCGCCCCGACCACCCCGCCGGACAGCGCCGCAACGATCGCCCCCGCCGCCACCGCACCCGCATCGGCAACCACCTCGAAACTCAACGAAGGGATGCGATTGCCGAATTCCTCCAGCTCCAGATTCTCGAACACGGCGTAGGCGATGCCGCGATGCGCCGGTGCCAGCCCGACGCCCTCAGCCGAAGCGATCAGCGGATCGACCGCCTGATCCTCGCCGCCAAGGTGCAGCCGGAACCCGGTCCGCACCTTCCAGTCCCCCGCGGCACCGCGCAACAGCTTGCCGTCCGCCCAGACCCGCCCGACCGACAGGATCGCCCGCGCCGACAGCGCCACCGCGAACGACGCGGTATAGCTATAGCTCGTCACCGTCGGCCGCCCCTTGCCGCCCTCGCGCTGGCGATGCTCGACCAGGTCGGTCGCCCAGATCACCGTCCCTGCCACCCGCAACGTCCCGAACAGCTTCGGGATCGGCGTGCCATAGCTCGATGTCTGCAGCGTCAGTTCGGTCAGTCGCGGCCCTTCGCGCCCCTTCGGCTTGAACAGCAGTTCGCGGTCGATCACCTGCCCCGCAAGCGCGCCGATCATCGCGCCGACCGGGCCGCCCAGCGCCCCGCCGACCGTGGAAAGCACCAACGTCGCCATTTCAGTCCTCCTTGAACCGCCACCGCGCCAGTTCGGGCCAGGGCGGCACGCCCGGCCGCTCGACCACCCGGCGCAGCGCCGCATCCGCATGGATCACACCCGCTTCGCTCGCGATGGCGAGGTGCAGCTGCCCCGCCCCGGCATTCAGCAACAGCAGGTCCCCGACGCGCGCGTCATCGACGCGCACCAGCCCCGCCGCCTCCGCCGCCGCAATCACCCGTGCAACACGGCCCCCACGCAGCGCATATCCCCGCGGCACCGCGATCCCATAAGCCAGCCCCGCCAGCCCCACACAGTCCAGCCCATGCGCCACACACCGCCCATGCAACCGAAACCGCACTCCGATCGCGCCCCGCGCCCGCTCGATCGGACTCATCCGCCCGGATAGCGCGTCAGCAGGTCGATCCCCGGCAGGTACGGTTCGCCCCGGAAATTCGCCGCATTCCCGAACCGCCCCGCGCACGTCGCAATGCTCTTGTCGCATCCCTCGCTCACCTCCACCAACGCGCCGACCGCATCGAAGCGCGGCGCACGCCGCAACGTCACGACATCCCCCGCCGAGGCCGCAACGACATCGCTCAGCCCGCTATTCGCCCCGCCGATCCAACGCAGCCGCCCGCCAGCCCATCCGCCTGGAACAGGTTCCTCGCCATCGAGCGTCAGCACCGCCCCGTCCGCCGCGACCACTCGCGCAAACCGCCGCCGCCCCGCCATCGCCACCCGGCACCTTTTGTCGCCCAGCTCGGCGCGGCATTCGGGCGACGTCATCTCGACCACCGGCGCATCCAGCGCCGCCGCCGCCCCGCGCAGCTCGGCAGTCAGCGTCCCGTCCCGCGTCTCGACCGCCCCGATCGTCCCGCTGCCCAGCGCGACCACCTCGCCCGGTGCCGTCCAATCGACCGCGAACAGCGTAATCCGCGCGCCATCCCAGCGCCCGGCAAGCAAATCCACCTCGCTGATCGCAGCGCCAGTCAGCGCCCCGGTCACATCCATGCTATCGGCATCCAGCCCCGCCCCGCGCCGGATCGCCGAAGGCGTCATCCCCGGCGCAGCACGATAGTGGAACCCATCCACCTCCAGATCGCGATCATGCGCCGTCAGCCCAATCGCCACCCCATCCCGCCGCTCGATCCGCCAGCAATAGGCAATCGTCGCGAGCGGCTCATTCAGCCAGTTCATCAGCGTCTTCCTTGAACTTGCGCAGACGCAATGCGGGCTGCAGACTGAACCGATGTCCAGCTGGCTCCGCACCGCGTCCGTGATTGCACTGTTCGTCGCACCGCCCGCGATGGCGTGCTCGATGGGGCCAATCCGGTCCGAAACCGGCGCAATTGACTATGCGCGCCAGTCCTATGGCCTCGCCGCGCTCGTCGTGGACGCCGAGGTCGAGGCTCCGATGCACCTTGGCGACGATTGGAAAGAGGGCCTGCTGCCCGCTGCCCGCCTCAACGTTATTCGGGTTCTCAAGCCCGGCGGACCGGGCATCGTCGAGAATGCGACGATTGTCGTCGTCTATCTCGACTCCTGCTCGATCGCGTTCACTCGTGTGGGTCAGCGCGTCCGCGTACTGCTTGGCGGCCGCGCGCCGATTTTCGTGGCGGATTCGGGGATGAATGGCGCCGCGATCTGGGATGAAAAGCTTGGCGCGCTGTTCGATCGCGAGATCGATCGTCTCGCCAGTGTGCCCCGCCCCTCAGGCTTGGCTCCGCTAGGGGCGGAGTAACCGCGCTAGCCTTCCCTGACCTCCACCAACGGCACACTGGGCGCCGCCCCCGCCATAAACGTCGCCCGGTTCACGCTCAGCGAATCCTCCGCGAACCGCACCGGCACATCGAACCGGAACCCCGCCGTCACCACCGCACCCGCACCCGGCGGCGCGTCCAGCACGACCACCCCGCCCGCGCCGATCGCAAACGCCGCCGTCTCGACTCCGTCGACCGCGACCCGCACGCTCCCCGCCACCGGCCGGGTGATCCGCCGCGCGACATCGCCATAGGCCTTCACCAACGCGAACGCCTGTCGCTCGCCGTCCCCCTCGCCCAACAGCTGATCGAGCGGCCCCGGCGCACCCTCGTCATTCGAGCAATCGTCGAACGGATCGCGCAGTCGGAACCCCCGCGCCGGCCCCATCCGCGCCCGGTAAAACCCCAGCAGCGCCCGGATATCCGCCTCGCTCCGCACCCCCGGCCCGACATCGTACCGCGTCCGTGCCTGCGCCCAGGCGGCATTGCGCGCCTCATGCCCGCCTGCACTGGTCAGGATCGCGGTCGATACCTCCGGCGCCACCTCCGCCTCGCGCCCCAGCGCAATCGGGAACAGCACATCGTCGAACGCCTGCATCTCATCCTCCTGATCGAAGGTCACAAACCCATCGCGGATCACCTGCGGCAGCGCCCAGATAAACGTCGCCGCCACCCCCCGCGCACGCGCCGCATCCGCCGCCGCGGCAATCCCGCGCCACTGCTGCGCATCCTCCGAATTCAGCACGAACCCCGCGAAATAATGCTGCTTCTCAACCGGATAGCCCAGCCGCGCTTCCGCCAGCGCCACGCCGCGCGCGCTGGCCACGGCATTGCCGGCCGCCGCCCAGTCATAATCCTCAAGCTGAAGCACATCGAACGCCGGATAAGCCCAGCCGACCGGCAAATTCGCCCGCATCGCTTCGGGCGCTTCCCGATCCAGCACCGTTGGCAGATAGGCGAGCAGCAACAGCTGCGCCTCCGCCGCCACGTCACGCACCGCCTCCCCCAGCGCAGCGGTCGATGCCGCCAGCAACGCCCCCGCCGCGTCGAGCACATCTGTGTCGGGATCCCCCCGCACATTCTGCTCCGCGGGATCGCCCAAAATCGCCCGCGCCGCGTCGTCATGGATGCACAGCCGGCCATCGGCCATCACCCACCACCACGGCTCACCGACCTGAAACTTGACCGCCAGCCCAGCATCCTGCGCAATGCCGACAAACGCCGTCGCCACCGCCTGCAGATAGCCCATCGCCCCCGCATGCGCCGGCGACAGCAAGGTCGAGGGCGGCTCCCACCCGGTCAGCGCGGGCGATCCATCGAACGCCCGCTGCTTCCAGTCGCCCCAGCAATGCGCGTCGAACAGCTCATAGGACAGCGACCAGATCACCCCGAACCCGAGCGCCTTCGCCCGCTGCGCAAAATCGGCATGCCACGCCGCGCACGGGCCATTCAGCGCCCCGCCGCTCAGGCTCGCAAAATAGCCCCCCGACGCCGCTTCGAGCCGGAAATAATGGCTCATCCCGACATAATGGACGATGTCCCCGCGATACCCCAGTTGCAGCGCATTACGCAGCAGCCGCGCCGGGGTGACATGATAGCTGTCGTCATAGCCCGAGCAGATCGACAGCCCATGTTCGGGCACCACCACATCGCCGATCGCCAGCACCGCCCCCGGGCCCTCGACCGCGATCTCCGACAGCTCGACCCACCCCTCAACCGGCACCGCCAGCGCCGCGTCCGCACCGGTATAACCAGGCGGCACCAGGCTCACGAACATCCGGTCGATATCGCCCGCCCACACCGGATCAGCCTCATCCGGCAGCACGAACCCGCCCGCAGCGCTCGCAAAGTCGAGGCTGACGACGCAATCCTCCGGCGTCCCCTCGGCATAGTTCCACAGCCGCACATACCAGGCGCGCGGCACCCCCGCCGCATCGCGCCCCTCGATCGTCAGCACCGGGCCATTGACCGCATCCAGCGGCATCACCCCGCCGGACCGCCACCGAAAGCGCAACCGGCACCCACGATAGTCCCGGCTGGTCTCATAGGACAGCAGCGGGTGGTCATGCCGATCCACACTCTCCCAGATCAGCCCCGCCAGATCGTTTTGGCGATAGAATACCGCATCGACGCGCAGTGCGTCCGGCGCGGTGCCCACCACGCTCGCCATCATCGGCCGCGGGAAATTCACGGTCCAATAGGCCGGGTCAAAGCGCGAGATCACCCCCGCCACCTGCACCGTCCGCTCGGACGCGAGCCAATATGCCATTTTCTTAGCCCCTCCCCTTCAGGGGAGGGGTTGGGGTGGGGCCGCGAAGTCTCACCGAGATCAACGCGCGCCACCCGCAACCCCTCAATCCACCCCGTTCAGCGCCGCCTTGACCGCCCGCGCCACCTGCCGCCCCGATTGCCGCAGTGCCCCGGCAGCCTCACCGCCGCCCGGCGCATTGATCGTGATCGCCACCCGCACATCACGCCCGCCACCCTGAACCGGCACTTCGACCCGCCCGCTCGTCGTCGGCACGAACAGCTCCGGCCCGCGCTCCCCGACGATATAACCACGTCCCGGCGCCACCGGCCCACCGGTCGCGCGCCCGGGCAGGCCGAACAGGCTCCCGATCGCCGCGCCAAGGCCACCGCCGCCGCCGCCGCCGAACAGCGCGCTCATCCCCCCACGCACCGCCTCGGCCGCAATCTCGGCCATGATCTGCGACGCCACACGCTTCAGATCCTCGAAGCCCAATTTGCCCGTCCGCACCGCGCGCAACAGCGCGGTCTCAATCCCGCGCCCGGCCCGGTCCGCCCCAGCCTGCAACGGCCCGTCAATCGCCGCACGCATCTCGGCGACATCGCGGGCAAAGCCCTGCGTATCGGCACGCACCCGCACGATCATGTGTTCGATTTCATCATCCATCGGGAAACGCCTCCATCAGCTGCGCGATCATGTCGCGATCGGGCGGCACGACCTCCTCGCCAGCCGCCGCCCGCACCAGTGCCGCCAGTTCGGCCGGCGTCGCATTCCAGAACAGCTCCGGCGTCCACCCGAACGCCACCCCCGCCTGCCCTGCCAGCCGCGCGGCACACTCAATGAAACTCATCGACCCGCCAGAATCTGCCCGATCAGCACGCGCAGCGCCGGGGTCACGCCGGCAAGTCCGCCCGCCGCCACCCCCTCGCCAAACGCCTCACGGGTCAGCCCCTCGGGCCGCTCCTTCAGACAATGCCAGAACAAGGCGACCATCTCGCCCAGCCCCAGCCGCCCCTCAGCCGCCCGCTCGACCAGCGCAAATAACGGCCCCACTTCCTGCTCGGCGGCAACCAGCGCGCTGAACGAAGGCCGCAGCACCAGCTCCACCCCCGCAACCCGCACGCACGCCTCGCCTCGTGCCGAATTCGCACTCATGCCGAAACCACCGGCCCGGAACTCTCCAGGTTCAGCGTGTAACTCCGCTCCCCGTTGAAATCCCCGGCATAGTCCAGCCGCGTGACCAGGAACCGCCCGGTCATCGTCTCGCCGCTCTCGAAGCTCAGCCGATAATCGTCGATCACCCCGCTCAGCGCATTGCCCCGGATCCGCGTCTCCGCCGCCGACCCGGTAAACACCCCCGCCGCCGAAACGCTCACCGATCGCACCCCGGCGCCCGACAGCAGCTCGCGCCACGCGCCGGAATCCTTCGACGTGATCGCCACCGCCTCGCCATTGACGCTCAGCTGCGTCGTGCGCAGCCCCGCCACCGTGGCATAGGCGACCGGCGACCCGCCATTGCCAACCTTCAACAGGAACGCGCTTCCCTTCTCCACCGCCATATCCGTATCTCCCTCAAATCCCGCTCTTCAGCATCCGCAGCCGCCACTCGCTCGTCGCGATCCAGCGCCCCTCGCCCTTGCGCTCGATCCGCGCCCGCAACAGCACCCGGCTCGCAAGCTCCCAGCCCCCGCCGATCGCCCGCGGCATCCCCGCCATCGCAATCTCCAGCTCGCCCGAAAGCCGCCGCAGCCGCGCCGGACTCTCCCCGGCATCGTGCAAGCTCACCACAACCCGCGCCTCGCGCCCGGCCATGTCCTTGGTGCCCCAGTCGCTCAGCAACGCCTCTCCGATCACCGCATGCGGCGTCGCCGCACGCCCCGGCGGCGCATCGAACACCCCCGCCAGCCCCCCGGCGAGGGGGGCATGCGCGCTCAGCGCCGCCCGGATCGCCTCGACCAGCACCACCGCCGCGCTCATCGCACCGTCCCCGCGCCCAGCCGCATCACCCGCCACGGTCGCCACAATGCCGTCACCGCCGCCGGCGGCACGCCATCGCCATCCATCCGCAGATGCGCCGCCAGCCGCAGAATGCCGTGCCGCACCGGCTCCGGCACCGCGTTCCAGTCGCCCGCGCTCCCAGCACGATAGGTCACCGCGACCCGCCCGGCACCGGACGCACAGCGCACCCAGCCCCGCCCGGCCGCATCGATATCGATTCCATAAACCTCAGGAGCCAGCACCACCTCGCCCCCATCGCCCGAAAGCGCGTGAACCGCCGTCACCGCCCGCACCGGCGATACGCTCAGCGCCTGCCACTCCGCCCGCGCCGCCAGCGTCTCGCGTAGCGTCCGCTCCAGCAACGGCGCCCCGATAAACCCCTCGCACAGCTCCGTCGCGACGCGCAGCTGCGCCGCCAGCTCGGCATCGCCCGCCGCGCCGTCGATCCGCAGGAACGCGCGCAGTTCGGCCAGCGCGACGGGGGCCGCCGCGGGCGGCGCGATCGTCTCGACCATCACCGCCGCTCCACCCGCACGTCGAGCGAGCGCGCATCGCGCCGGCCGTCGCTCCACATCACCTGGTTGGTCAGGCGATAGACGATGCCCGGCCGGCCGCCTTCAACCGTCGCGGCACAACGCGGCCCGCTCACCGCCTCCGCCACAACCGTCAGCCCCTCGTCATGCGCCGGCTCGACCGCCCAGCTACTCGCGCTCAGCCCCGCTGCGCCGGCAATCGCCGCCCAGTCGACCGCATAGTCCAGCGCCGCCGCCGGATCCTTCAGGAAGATGCCCATCGCTCGCCCCCTTCTCCCAAGAAAAAAGGGCGGCCCAGCGGACCGCCCCTTCATCGCCTTCGCCATCGCGGCGGCGGTTCAGCCAGCGCGCACCACGCGCTCGCTATCCTCCGCCCGCACCGCATGCCCGGCACGCCCCACGCGCACCATGCCCGCAAAGCGCACCCTCTGCTCCGGACGCGACGCGCTGCGCCGCTGTCCGCCGATCGCGCCCGCGCCGACGCGCGCGCGTCCGATCGCTGCTCCGTCCCGCGCGCTTACCATGCTGCCATGATCCGCCAGTCGGTACCGTTGCTCACCACGACGCCACCGTTCGTCCCGCCTCCGGCGGCGACGCTGCCGGTGGTCGTGGCATTCAGGTCGGTCACATAATGCAGCGCCCCGGCCCCCGCCGTCGCCGCCGACCCGGCTCCCGCCACCGTCGCGCTCGGCAACTTGGGCGCCTTGATGAAGCTGGTCTGCAGCGTGGTGAAGTTGATGCGGATCGCGTCGGAAATATCGCTGCCCTGATCGGTCTGCCCGATACAGAAATCGCCATTCGGCTTGAGCCGCATGCCCCAGCGCAGGAAATTCGCCTCATTGTAGAAGTCGAGATAGGTCGTGCCATTGCCCTCGATGCGAATGCCGCTGGCGCCACTTGCATGGGTGTTGCGGACCTGGACCCCCTCGAACCGCGTCGATGCGGAAATCTCGGCCCGGAACCCGGTCACCGACCCGGTGACCGCATTCGCGTTGAGGTAGATCATCCGCGCGCCATTGGTGAAGCCCGACGTGCCGACCAGCGTGAACAGCGACTGGAACCCCAGCGGGTTTATCGCAACGCTGCCGGCCGACATGTAAATGTCGCGATCGAACGTATAGCCATTGCCCGAATTGACATAAGGCAGGTTGATCTGCGCATTGCCCGCCGCATTGGTCTGGGTCATCCAGGGTGCGTTGTTGCCCGTCCGGTTGATCCGCACCTGATTGGACAAGGTAATGGGCTTTGCATCGCCCGCCGCTCCGTTCCAGCCGAAGGTGACGTGCGCGTTCCGATGGCCATCGGCAAAGCCATAATAGGCCGCCTGAAAGCTGGTGTCGGAATCATATCCCCAATCGCCTTCGTCGAACGGGGCATAGATGCTGATCGGGCGATACTCCGATCCACCCGATCCCGTGGTGTGCATCGCGTGATGGAATTCGGATCCGTCGACCCACTGGCCCGACTTTGCCGGATTGCGGCTCGGCTTCTTGAACCGGCTCTCGATCCGGATCGACGGCCCGCCCATATCGGTGTTGATCGGCGTAAAGCTGGTGGTGAGGTTCCAGCTCAGCCCGAACACATTGTTGGTATATTCGAGCTGCCCGGGAAACTGTGTATCGGCCGGATAGGGGCCGTAGGTAAAGTTGAGCCCGAAGCGGATGCTCGAGGGCTCGCCACCCTCGTCGCGCGAGGGCGAGTCATAGACGACCCCCTCCTGCGACCAGCCCGAATCGATGTCGGGCGGGGTCTCCGCCTCGATCGTGTAATGCGGCGCCGACAGCCCGTCAGCCCCCGTCACCTGGTTCAGGAAATCGCTGACCGTCAGGCCCTCGTTACCCGGAATCGCCTGCCAGGCGGCAAACACGTCGTGCGCCTGCACGATCTGGTAGAATTCCGCCGCGACGGTCAGGGCAACCATCTTGGTCCCGGCGGGCAAATCCACCGCGCTGGTCCCGTCGGACGACACGATCGGCGCGCGCTCGATCGTCCCGCTCGTAAAGGTGCCGATCCCGATTTCGAACACGCTCGTGTCCGCGGGCGCTCCGTCGATGCTGTAATAGAATTGGTCGCCCTCGCTCAGCACTGCGGCAAAGCTGCGCGATCCATCGACCGCACCGCCGGGCGTAATCGCACCGGTGCCGGTGGTGGTCGTCACTTCCTCGACAAGGTCTGCGTAAATCAGGTCTGCCATGATCTTGCTCCCGCGGAGGTAAAGTCGGAACTGGCCGGGGCGCCCGCATCGCCCCGGCCCGACTGTATCAGGGGGGCAACGAACGGCAGAATCGCGATGGCTTCCGCCCCGCTAACCGTACCTCGCGCTGCCCGTCCGCCTCAGGAGGCGGAGAATTTGAGGAGCTTGATCGCCTCGCTGTTGGTCACCGCGCCGCCGACGCGCTTGGTCGCGTAGAAATGCACGAACGGCTTGTTGCTGTACGGATCGCGCAGGATCTGCGTCTCGCCGCGCTCGGCGATCAGATACCCGGCCTTGAAGTTGCCGAACGCGATCGACAGCGAATTGGCGGCGATGTCGGGCATGTGCTCGGCCTCGACCACCGGATAGCCCAGCAGGCTCGCCGGCTGCCCCGCGCTCAGCGACGGCTGCCACAGCAACGCGCCATCGCTCGTCTTGAACTTGCGGATGCGCGCCAGCGTCGCCGAATTCATGCACCACACCGCGCCCTGCCGGTATGGCGGGCGCAGCGCCTGGACCAGGTCGATCAGCGTCTCCTCCGGCGTAGCTCCGAACGCCCCAGCCGCACCCGACAGGACGTGCTGCAACGTCCCGAACGCACGGCTCTCATCACCGGTCGCGGCGGTGGCATAGCTCAGGAACCCCTTGGGCTTGTTGGTCCCGTTGCCGCTGACGAACGCCGCTCCCTCGGCCCGCGCAAATTCCCGCGCGATCTCGTCGGCCAGCCACGCTTCGACATCGAACGCGCCATCGTCCAGCATCGCCTGGCTCGCCGCCGGATTGGCGAACAGATCGCCCATCGGCGGAGCAATCTCGTTGAAGACAGGCGTATCGGTCTCGTCGCGCGCCGCCGTCTCGCTGGCCCAGCCGGATTCGGTCCCGCCCGACGCGACCAGCTTGCGATACCCCGCGCTGCCCACCGTCACGACATTGGCGATGGCGCGGATCGGCGAAATGCTCGCCAGCGTCGCATCGACCAGCGCGTCGATCTCACGCGGCACGGCATAGCCGCCCTCGGCCCCGCTCACGCCCGACAGCGCCTTCATCTCCAGCGCGCCGCTGCCGCTCCGCAAAAACCCCTCGAACGCCGCGCCGCCCATGCTGCGCGCGCCACTCAACATCGGCCGCGCCACCGGCACCCCGGCCGCTTCCACCGCCTCGAACGACTGTTCGAGGACATCCGCCTTCGTTTCCATGTTATTCTCCCACCAGCAAAAAATCCTCCCCGGAACGGGGAGGGGGACCATCGGCGCAGCCGATGGTGGAGGGGGCCCGCGTCAGGCGAACCCCGTCGTCTCAGAAATTCGATCAGCTAACCGCCAACTTGGATGGCGCGCGGGCCCATCCACGATCCTGCATCGTTAGGACCGCGACGCACCGTCACTCCGGGAATTCCAAATGTCCAAACGATCGAACAGAAGCTGGATGAACGCCGGATTCGACGCCTGGTCCCTCGGCTGGGAATCCGCCGCCGTGATCGGTCTGCGCGCAACCAAAATCGCCCAGGGCGGCCCCGAAGCACAGCGCGAGACCGAATTGATGGTCTCCGAAAAAATGACCGCCGCGTTCGAGCTTCAGATGGCGATGATGACCGGCGCCATGGGCATGAGCCCAGCAACCACCACCCGCAAGGCACTCGCCCACTACCGCCGCAAGGTCCGCGCCAACGCCCGCCGCCTCAGCTAATCCAAAAAAGCCCTTCCCCTTCAGGGGAGGGGTTGGGGTGGGGCGGTCACCGCCTCGCAGAGACCGACGGTCGGGCCCGCCACCGCATGCACCCGGGCATGCGACTGCATCGGCCGCGCCACCAAGCTCACCTCGCACAGCTCGAGCCGCTCGATCTCGCGCCACCGCCCCTGCCGCGCCTTGACCGTGCGATAGCCGAAACTCAGCCCATTGACCGCGCCCTGCGCCACCAATGCCGCCAACTCCGGCGCATCGACCCGCGCCATCACACGCAGCCCCCGCGCGTCCTCACCAATCGCCTCGATCACCCCGACCGGCTCCCCACGATGCTGCCACAGCAACGGCACCCGCCGCACCCGCGCCCCGAACGCCCCGGCCCGGATCACATCCCCGCCCCGGTCCGGCACATCGAACACCGCCGCATAACCGGCGAAGCGGACGCCGGGCATCGCGCTTTCACTCCCCTCCCGCTTGCGGGAGGGGTCGGGGGAGGGCCTGTCCGCACCCCCAGCGCCAGTCGAGCCCGACAGGCCCTCCCCTAGCCCCTCCCGTAAACGGGAGGGGGACGAGGCCCGGCTCAGGATTGGATCGGGCATCACTTCCCCACCCCCCAAAACCCCAATTTCACCGCCAGTCCCACGACCAGCAGCGCCAGCAGCATCCGCACGACCCACCCTGCCACCGCCTTCACCGCCGACCGCTTCGCATCACGCCACGCCTCCAACAGCTCGCGCAGCTCGCCCATGTCCTTGCCCGCATGCGGATCGTCGAGCCCAAGCCGCGCCAGCGCCCGGCTCGCCCCCAGCTCGCCCGCTTCCTCCGCCACCGCGCGCAGCGTCGCCATATCCGCGCCCTCAGCGCTCCCTTGCGCGATCAACTGCGCCAGCAGCTTGCCGTCCACCGGCGCGCTCACGCCCCGATCCCCTGGCCAATCTCCGCGCCGATCCCCAGCATCGCGCGCTTCTCCTCGGTGGTCAGAAACTCCGCCCCGCTGACGCTGCGCCACAGCCGCTCGCGGTCCTCGGCCATCGCCGGCACCTTGTCGACCGCGACCCACAGCCGCGCCTCGGGAAACCACGGCGACAACCCCTGCGCCAGTTCGGTCAGGATCTTGTCCGCCAGCGGCAGGATCGTCATCCGCCACACCGCCTTGTTCGCCTCGCGATAATTCGCATAGCTATTGTCGCCGGGCAGGCCGATCAGCATCGGCGGCACCCCGAACGCCAGCGCGATCTCGCGCGCCGCCGCCGCCTTCAGCCCGACGAAATCCATGTCCGCCGGCGTCAGGCTCATCGCTTGCCATTTAAGCCCGCCCTCCAGCAGCATCGGCCGCCCGGCATTGGCGGCCCCGGCAAAGCCCGCCTCCATCTCGCCCTTCAGTCGCTCGAACTGCGAAGGCGACAGCGCGCTCCCATCCCCCGGCTCGTACACCAAAGCCCCCGAAGGCCGCGCCGCGTTGTCGAGCAAAGCCTTGTTCCATCGCGTCGCCGCATTGTGAATCGCGATCGCCCCCGACGCCGCGCCCAGGCACCCCAGCCCATAATGATCGTCGACCGGGTTGAACGCCTTCAAGTGCACGACCTGCGGCCGCCCCGCCGCATCCTCCGCCGCGATCACGCTGACGCTCCCGCCGACGCGATAGCGATAGCCGACCGGCCACCCCCCGGCATCGGTCTCGACACTCACCCGCTCGGGCCGCAGCGCAAACAGCTCCGCCACACCCCCCGCGCCGTCGCCCAGCAACTGCACATAGGCATTGCCATGCAGCAGCAACTGCGCGGCGATCGTCGCCCCCAACTCCTGCCCCTGGCTCCGCGCCGCGACCAGCTTCAGCAACGCCGCATCGCTCGCCTCGACCGGCGCTCCTGCGACGCCCTCGGCAATAATCTTCACCGCCCGCTGCGCCACCGGATTGGCGGCATAACCGGCCCGCACCTGCGCCTCATAACTCTGCGGCCACTCACCCAGCACCGCACCCGCGCCTTGCCCACGCGCCAACACCGGACGCGAACCCTCGCGCCCGGACTTCCGCCCGAACCATTTCATAAAAATTCTCCGCTAAAACTCCCCTCCCGCTAGCGGGAGGGGCTGGGGGAGGGCGCGCGCGTCTGCGCGCCTAAAAGACTCTTACCGCTTCTTACCGAACCAGATCACGTGCCGCGGACCTTTCCCGTTGGAACGCGCCCGCACCTGAACCTCTTCAACCTCGAACCCCGCATCGCGCATCCGTCGCGTAAAGGCCGGGTCCGGCCCCGCTGACCACACCGCCAGCACCCCGCCCGGAGCCAGCGCCGCCCGCGCCCGCTCCAGCCCGCGCATCGTGTACAGCCCGTTATTGGCGTCGCGCGTCAGCCCGTCCGGGCCATTATCGACATCCAGCAGGATCGCCTCCCAGCTGCCCCGGCTGCGCGCAATCTCCGCGCCGACATCGCCCATCACCAGCTGCGTGCGCGGGTCATCCAGGCACCCGTCGGCCAGTTCCGCCATCGGCCCGCGCGCCCATTCGATAATACCCGGCACCAGCTCGACCACGCACGCCCACCCCTTCGGCCCCAGCCGCCTGAGCGCCGCGCGCAGCGTAAACCCCATGCCATATCCGCCGATCAGCAGCCGCGCGCTCGCCGGATCGCTCAGCCGGTCCAGCGTCATATCCGCCAGCGCCTCTTCCGATCCGCTCATCCGGCTCGACATCAGCTCATTGCGCTCGAGCATGATGATGTGATCACGCCCGTGCCGCACCAGCCGCAACGGTTCCCCGCCCGGCACCTCGGCCACACCGATCAGCTCCCGAGGTGTCAT